TCCGCAGCCTCTACCTCCACAGTGATGTCGCCGGTAGCCTCTACTTCTATGATGCGAGTGCCGCCGTCAGCACCACGGGTCCGCTGCGAGTCCGCTTCGAGATGCCCCACCGCGCTGCCATAGGCAACCCTGACACGGCCAGCGTCTACCTCCCCGACGCGGGCATCCGCTTCGAGCAGGCGATGTTCGTCCGCGTCTCCGGTGCTGCCAACTGTGGCATCACCTTTTTCTACGATTGAGGTCTATCATGGCTACTTCCCGTGGTGCTGGCGCAGCCCAGCGCGGTTACGACTACAAGGTCTACAAGAAGGGCGGCAAGGTCCGCAAGTACGCGGAGGGTGGCGGCATCGACCGCACCCACGAGACGCGCGCCATGCGTTTCTCCGATCTCTTCGGAAGCAAGAAGGAGGAGCCGAAGAAGGAGGCCCCCAGCCGAGCGGCGCCAGCCAATCTCCTTACGGGTGAGGATGAACTCGGGGGCCGCCCGGATCTCAAGTCCAAGTCGGAGGTTCGCGAGACTTCGCGTCCCGGCCCGGGAGCTGCCAAGGCGGAGCTTCCTACGCGACGCCCATCACAGTCTGCTGCCCAGCGTCGAATGGCTGCCAGGCGTAGGCAGGATCAGGAGACCATGGCTCGTGACGTGGCCGAGGGCAGCGGACGGGATTTTCCTCAGCTTGAGCGAGAGCGTCGGGTTCGGGAGAGTTCGGCCATGAACGCGGGTGCGGATCCCACTCTCGACCGGGAGACCGTGGCCAGGTATCGTCAGGAAATGGGCGTTGGTGATGACCCTATCCTCGCCCGTGAGGCCGCAGCCCGGCGTAGGCAGGCTGCCGGAGGTATGTACGCCAAGGGCGGCGCCATCAAGAAGTATGCCAGCGGCGGCAGCGTCTGCCGGGGCATGGGTGCTGCGACCAAGGGCGGCAAGTACAAGATCAAGTAAATGGCCACCTCCGGGACCACTTCCTTCTCCCTCCCACTCGATGAGCTGCTTGAGCAAGCATCTCTTCGGGTGGGCGGTGAGCCCACACTGGGGACCGAGGCCCGGGTATCCCGGCGGGCCTTGGATCTCCTCTTCACTGACTTGCAGAACAGGGGCGTCCTTCTCCACACCCTGGAGCAAGTGCTGACTACCCTTACCACGGCAGTGGCAACTATCTCCTGCAGCGCGGACACCCTCGACATCCTCGATGCCGTAGTACGTAGAGATCTCACGGACCTGATGATGACGCGCATCGGCTACGGTGAGTACCTCGATATTCCGCGCAAGACCCAGCAGGGACGACCCACCCACTACTATGTCAACAGGCAGCGGGACAACCCCATCATCTACCTGTGGCCCGCGCCCCAAAATGCTACCGACATCCTGATCTACTGGCGCATGCGCTTCATCCAGGATGCGGGGGCCCTCAGCAACGACCCCGACATGCCCCGGCGCTTCTGGCCCGCCCTCGTGGCCGGTCTCTCCTACTACCTCGCCCTCAACCGGGGGATGCAGTTCCCCATGGATCGCCTCGCCATGCTGAAGGCGGAGTATGAGGAGCAGCTTTCTCACGCCACCGACGAGGATCGCGAGCGCGCAACCCTCCGCATCGTCCCCCGCTACAGGTGACGCATGGGCCATTTCGCCTCAGGCAAGCACAGTTGGAGCCTCTGTGATCGGTGCGGCTTTCGCTTCCGCTACCTCCAGGTCCGCAACGAGCCGGGCACCAAGTGGCGCGTCTGCAGCACCTGCAACGACGGCCAGTTCAACCTGATGACCCACCCGCAGAACAGGCCCCCTCCGGTCTACCCAGACCCGCAGGCGCTGCGCTATCCGCGCCCTGACGTGGACCTCGCGGTGGGTGGCAACCCCAACGACGACCAGCAGCTACCCCTCGATGACGGTGGCCCGGGAGGTCCTTGATGGCTATCGTCAATGGGGATCGCGTCCGCGAATACAGCGAGTCGAAGGGTCCGGGGAACATCCACCTGCAGGGTGCCGTGCGCACCTACCGTCGTTTCCTGGAGGGGGTGGGCGTCGGAAACCAGACCTACTATGCCATCGTGCATTCGCGCCTGGACCAGTTCGAGGTGGGGCTGGGTACCGTCGTATTCGTGGGGGCCCTCTACTACCTGCAGCGTGACAGCGTCATCGTCTCCTCCAACAGCAACCAACTGGTCAACTTCTCCGAGGGCAACAAGCAGATCTCCACGATCTACCCCGGAACCCAGTTTGACCTGATCTCCGGCTACGTTTCCTCCACCCAAGCCTACTCGGTGGCCGCCTCCGCATGGGCTACCCTCGCGCAGCAGCAGGCCAACCTCGCCTCAGGCTACAACGACTCGGCGGGCATCCACGCAGCCAACGCTGCCAGTGCGGCCTCGGTAGCCACCACGCAGGCTGGGCTCGCTTCCACCTACGCCACGCAGGCCAACAACTCCCGCGATGTGGCCAGTGCCGCCGCCGTCAGTGCCGCAGCCGACGCATCCCTCGCATTCCAGTACAGGGCCTCTGCCTCCGCCTACGCCACCAATGCGGGCAACAGTTCCTCCGCCGCCGCCATCTATGCGGCGCAGGCCTCCACCAGCTACGGCAACGTGGTCTCCGTCGCCAACTACGTGTCGGCCCTCGTCGTCCAAGTCTCCTCCGTCGCTGACCAGGTCTCGGCAGCACAGGCCGCAGCGTCCTCCGCCCTCGTCTACAAGACCTCGGCCAGCGCCTACGCCACCGACGCAGCCAACTACGCCAGTGCCGCCCTCGTCTATCGCACCAGCGCCTCCGCCTATGCCACCGAGGCCGGGGGCTACGCCTCCCTGGCGGCCATCTACCGGACCAGCGCCAACAACGCCGCCAGCATCGCGGGGGTCTATGCTGCCAGTGCCAGTGCCGCCGTGGCCCTTGCCGCCAACCAGGCCAGCATCGCCAGCACATATGCCAACCAGGCCAGCATCTCCAACGTCAGTGCCGCCGCCAATGCCAGCGTCGCCGCCGTGTGGGCCAACGCCGCTTCCGTGGCTGCCGCCAACGCCAGCAACGCAGCTTCCGTGGCCGGGGTCTACGTCGTCAGTGCCAACAATGCTGCCAGCATCGCCAACGCCCGGGCCGACGTAGCCTCCGCCGCCGCAGTCAATGCGGGGAATAGCTCCTCCCTCGCCGCAATCTATGCGGTGAGTGCCAGCGTCGCCAACGTCTCGGCGCAGGCCGCCCTCAGCTCCCTCAACACCCGCATCACCTACGGGACCGCCAGCCCCACCGGGGGCCAAGATGGCGACATCTACTTCCAGTATACTTGATATTCGCCCATGGGTATGCTAGAATGCTGGGATACCCGGAGTACCCCATGAAGCAACCTGCCATGGAATGGCGTCCCGACATGAATTGCTGGCTGCTGCGGACGGAGACCCCGCTGCCGCGCCCCCAGGTGCAGGCCTGTATCGAGTTCATGAAGAAGATCCAGGGTGGCCGCCGCCTGGGCCTCCTCCCCGGGGATCGGCGCGACGATCTCGATGCCAGCGTCAAGGCCCTCGAGGATGGTCGCGTTAAGCAGTGGGCCGCAGGCCCCGGCATGGATGGTCGCGGCGAGATTCCCGTCTACAAGGCGACGCAGGGTACTGGAAAACTCATCATGGATTTGGGAGCATAAAATGGCAGCAACTTTTCGCAGCACGGCCACGGCCATCGCGTATGCAAACGCGAAGGACATGCTCAACGTCTTCAACGGCACGGCCTCGGCGCGCATCATCCGCGTCTATCGCGCGTACTGGCTGAACAATGGTACCGCTGCCGTCACAGGTGTCATCACGACCGCGCAATGCCGTCGTCTCACGGCAGCGTCCGCCGGAACCGCCGTGACGCCCGTGAAGCACGACACCAGCTCTTCCAACCTCGACGCCGCGACCACCTCTGGCACCAACCAGACGGTGACGGGATCGGACATCTTCCGTCGCTTCCTCTTCGTCAACGAGGAGCCGGTGGTGGCGGGTACGACGCAGGCCAACTGGCTGACGCTGATCCCATTTGCGGAGGTCTGGAACGCTGGCTATTCGGACACGAACGTCGAGCCCATCGTGTGCCGCGCCACGCAGGGTTTCGAGTTGTTCCACTCGGGTTCCTCGGCGGTCGGCACGGCTGACCTGGAGATCGAGTTTACCGACGCGGCGACGTGATGCCATGGCAACCCTGCGCCATCTCCGTTGCCTGCACGAGTGGGAAGTCCCTGCTGACTTGGCCGCTCGCGTAGAGAACGATGTCAACGGCGGCGTAGCTCCGGTTTCGCCTCCGATCACTTGCCCGGGCTGCAAGGTTCCCTCGCGCTACAGCGAGTTCGAAATTGTGAGGACGGATGCCTGAGACCTTCCTCGTATACCAACGCGCGGTCGATGTGCGTCCGCTTGAGGATGGCCTGTTCGCCATCTTCAACGACGAGACGAGCGACCTGCGCCGGTATTTCGAGCTGGTCAACCTCCGCCTGTCGCCGGTCGCGCCGATGGCGAACAACACCGCAGGCGTTGGCAGGGCAGGCGCGCTCGCTCTCTTCCGCACGACTGCCAGCAGCGGCGGCGATGCGGTCAGCCCGATCAAGAACGACACCAACAGCGCAAGCCTGCCGTCGCAGGTCACATGCACGACGAACCCCGACAGCGTGACGACGACGGGCGTGGCTCTAAAGCGCATGGCAGATGCGCCGAATTATTTCCTCAACTTGGCAAGCAGCGGCCTGTCGTCTCGTCAGTTCAGCGGAGGACTCGCGTCGTGGAAACACGACAGCTTTGCGACGTTGGGCGATTTCGGCGCGAGCGTAAGCTGCGAGCCAATCGTGCTGCGGGAAGGCGAGGGTGTGGCTATTACGCAGACGGAGTATGGCGTACCGCACTCGATGATCGTCGCGATGATCGTGACGAACACCGCAACCGGCGCGACCTACCTCTATCGAAGCGTGGACGTTGCGACGGACGCAATCATCGGCGGCGCGCTTGTGAGCCTGTTCAACGCATCCGGCAGCGGTGTCGTACTCGCGGTGCGCGTCGCCTGGATTCCCCTCGATGGCGAGACGAACGCCAGCAATCTTGCGGCGATGCCAGCCATCAACCTACGCCTCGCGCGCATCCAAGGTCTTGACACAGCCGCCGACGCAACGACGCCGATCAAGGCCGACACCTCGACTTCAATCCCCTCCGCGCTCCGCACCATTGTCGGGCCATTCCGCTCGCGACTGGAGGGATCGTGGCAATGGGATTGGCCGTCCACGCATGGCGCGACGATCAGCATCCTCCAGCAGCAGAACGCTGGCGTGTTCCGCCGCAACCCGGCAATGAAGGCTTTCGGTGCGGTCGGCTTCTCGCTCAACGGCATTCAGCGTAGTGGCCTTGGCGACATCAACATCTTTAGCGCGGAGCCGGGCAGCGGCATAATCGTGCGCCCGGGCGAAGGCCTCGGGCTGCTCGCTGGCACCGCTGGTCTTCTGTCGAGCAGCACTTTCGTCAACTACAACATCGAGGCGACGATCCTCCACTACCCACCTCCGGTGGCGGCGGGTAACACCTATTCCAAGTCCCGCGTTGTGAATCGGTGAGCCCATGTTGAAGCAGTCCACCGCGCGCAACCTCATGGTGTTCCTCACCGATTCCTCCGATCACGTGACGGGGAAGACGGGGGCCACCCTCACCATCACCCTCAGCAAGAATGGCGCGGCCTTCGCCAGCATCACTCCCACCGTCACTGAGAGGGGCGATGGCTGGTACTCGCTGGCCCTGACCTCGGGCAACACCGACACCCTCGGGGACTTCGTCCTGCACATCACTGCGGCGGGCGCGGATCCCATCGACCTGCGCGAGGAAGTGGTGGAGGCCTACCAGC